CCGCGTCGTTGGCGTTCTTGGCGGCTTTGTCAGCCTTTGCTGCCGCCTCGGTCGCTGTGTCGGCCGCGTCGTTGGCGTTCTTGGCGGCTTTGTCAGCCTTTGCTGCCGCCTCGGTCGCCGGGCGCTGAAGCTCCGCGATCTGGTCTTCGGTGAAGTCGTTATAGGTAAACGGGTCGCCCTTCTCGCCCTTATCGCCCTTCGGCCCCTGAGGTATCCCAAGCGTAATAGTCTGACCGCTCTCGCCCTTGACGGTCGAGACGGTCGCCTCGCTGCCGGGTCCGAGTGTCGTCACATCTACGTCCGTGATGACCGATGCGTTTGCCCTTGCCGCCGAAGCGTCAGCGGCCTCGGATGATGCCGTGGCAGTCGAAGCGGCCTCCTTGGCCTCCTTGATGGCCTCGGTGATAAGGTCGCACGTCGGCTCGTAGCCCTTGAAGCCGGCCCCGGTCTCGATAACTCGGAAGGGCTTGGACATGGCGGCGTGCAACAGCACCTGCCCGTCGGCGTTGGTTCCCTCGATGCTGGCGGACACGTCGCCGATTTTGGTCATTACCTCCCACGGGATGACGTAATAACCGTCCGCGCCCTTCGCCGGGGCGGAGACAACGTCGGATCCCTTGAAGGCGACGAGGATGTCGAGGCCGTCCCACTCATCGTCGAGGACGAGCGAGACGCGGTCCTCGTCTTTGGTACCCCTATAGAGAAGACGGTCGTCGGTGGATATGTCTCGATCCGCGATCGTCAACACATGTGTTCGCATTTGACCTCCTAAAAGAAAGGGGAGAGCCGAAGCCCTCCCCAAATAACCGGTTACGGATGTGTCTACAGCGGCGTACCCGGCCCGGGCTGCTCTATCGGTTAGAGACTCCGAGCCTAGAAAGACACCTTGGCGTTGTAGACGCAGGCGGAGCGCAGAACCTTGGCACCGTAGACGTGGAGGCCCTTGACTGCATCCTTGAAGGACTTCTCGGGACGGTATGCCTCAGTGTTGAGAATCTGCTCGGCGTAGGTGCCGGACTGGTCGCAACCGGCGATGACGTCGTAGACGGTCTGGTCGCCCTTGGAACCGCCATCATCCTCATGCGGTGCGTTGTTGGATACGTGAATCTCGAAGCCCGCGGACTTGTAGACGGTGCCCTCGGTGAGGCGCTGGTTGGAGTCGTTGGTTGCGACTGCCACGAATCGGGAGTCCTTCAGCATGAAGCCCTCGAACTCGGGCGGCACGACGCAGATGCGGCCCATGGTCGGGCAGTTCTGGCGGTCGAGCGCGACCTTGAGGTCTACGAGCAGGTTGTAGGCGTCCTCGGGCTTTGCGTCCGTGATGCTCTTGGGCGCGGCCTTGGTGCCGATGGTGCCGCCGGTGCCGGTGACGAGAAGGCCGGCGAGATACTTGTCGGTCACGTCACCGAAAGCGTAGCCGGTCTGTGAGGAAGCGGACTCCAAGAGGTTGATCTTGGACTGTGCGGCGTCCACATCATCGACGGCGATGTTGAAGTAATCGGCCTGATTGATAGACAGCGTGGCGTCGGTAACGGTCACGTCGTCGGGTGCGGCGATGTCGGTGCCCTTGGTGTACTTCTTGACAGTGGGTGCGCCCACGAGGCCGATCTTGACGGTATCGCCAGCGTCTCGAATCTCACCCTCGTAATCGCGGTTGAAGAACTTGGTATAGACAAGCTGCTTCTCGAGCGCGGCGAGGATGCGGGCAGACCAGATGGTCGGGATGAACTTGTCGGTAGACATTCGTTACCTCTTTTCTACTGTTGGGCCAAAAGTTTCTGAACGTCGGCCCAGTTCTTGTTGATGTCGTCGGGGGACATTGTCTTGAGCTGGTCGAGGGATGTGATGGGCGACACGCCTGCGGCTGCGCCGTCTGCCCCGGGCATCTTGTGGGGGTCGGTCTGCGGGTTGGCCCAGATTCCGGCCTCGTCCGGTGCGGCGAGCTTCAGGATGTCCGCGATGGGCATGTCGGCGTTTGCCTTGCGCAGCGTGTAGGCCTTCTCCGTGACGGCATCCTTGACGACGCTGTTGGCGAAGGCCTTCTTGCCGAGCGCCTTGCCGAACTCCTCGTCGAAGGCCGCGCGCTTCTTGGCCTCCTCGTCGGCCTCGGTGCGCTTCTTGGCGGCCTCCTCGTACTCGGCGATCTTGGCCTTGAGGCCGTCCACGTCTGCGGACTCGGCGGCCTTCTTGGCCTCGTCGAGCGCCTTGTTGGCGGTCTCCAGCGCTGCCTGAGTCTCGGTGAGCTTCTTGGCCTTCTGCTCGACCTCGGCGACGGTCTTGTAGTTCTCGCCGACGGCCTTCGCGATAGCCGTCGCGGCGTCGCCCTCGATGTTGTTCGCCTTCAGGATCTCCTCGATGTTCTGCAATGTCCTCAACCCTTCTAAAGTCATGATTAAGCTCGGCCTTCCCGAGCCGGATGGGTGCGCGGGTGAAGCCCCGCGCGGGCTGAGTGCATTATAAAGCAAAAGGCCGACACTCCAAAAGAGCATCGGCCTTCCGTCGCCACTTTCGCAGCGTTGCCTGCGTCCTTATTGTATCAGATGGAGCGGACGTATTCCATGTGGCGCGTCTTCTTGTTCGGCTTGAACAGCTTGTGTTTGCCGTACCTCCCAAGTCTGAAAAGTCGTTCGCCCTCGACCTCGACGCGCTCGAACTCGGTGACCTCCTGCGGGAACTGCCCGCATACGATACGCTGCACTTTGCCGTCCGCGTCCCTGAAGACTTGGCTGATTCTGGTGTTCATCGCGCTACCCCTTCCCTGTTCGTTGTCTCAATTATAATACAACAGTACAGGGAGGTCCATCCTACTCTTCGATTTTCTCGGCTTTGCCTCCGGTGAGCTTCTCCCATCTGTCGACGATGACGCTTGCGTAGTGCGGATCGAGCTCGACGCAGGCGCAGTGCCTACCGGTCTGCTCGCACGCGACGACGCTCGTGCCGCTGCCGCCAAACACATCCAAGACGGTCTCGCCGCGACGCGTGCTGTTCATAATCTGGTACGCGAAGAGGCTTACCGGCTTCATTGTCGGGTGCAGCTCACTGCGGGTTGGCTTGTCGAACTCGAGCACCGTCGTCGCGCCCTTTTGAGCGAGAAGGTCGTAGACGAAATCGACGAGCTCGGACTTGCTCATGCTGTCCGGGTTGCGGTCGTCGGTAATGACGGTCGACTCCTTGCGGCTGTCGGTGAAGTAGTGCGCCGAGCCTCCCTTCCATCCGTACAGGCACAGCTCGTGTCTCCACTGGTAATCCTGCCTGCCGAGCGCGAATGTGTTTTTTGCCCAGACGAGAATTTGTTTCACTTCCATCTGTGCCAGCTTTGCCGCCTCGAGGAAGTTAGCGCTTTGCGCCGACGCATACCAGACATAGAAGGCTGCACCGGGCCTCAAAGCCGCCATGGCGCTAGTGAGCGCCGAGCGCAGGAACTCTACGAAGCACTCGTCGTCTGCCCAACTGTCGTTGGCGATGACTAGCCCGTCGGTGCGGCGATGCAGCTGCTTCGCTTCGCTCGGCCTGTCATGCTGCCCGAGAGCCACGTTGTACGGTGGGTCGGTCAGTAGCAGGTCTGCACCCGCAGCCCCCCCCACTTCCGGCATGGCCGACATCAGACGCGCGATTCCGTCTGCGTCGGTTGAGTCACCGCACAGGAGGACATGGCCGCCCATTCGCCATAGCTCACCAGGCTTCACGCGGTCCTCTGCATCATCGTCAGGCTCGTCCTCGGTGACCTCGACGCCGTCGTCACCGATAATCTCGTCGATGTCGAAACCGAACCCTGCCACGTCGAACACGTCGGTGAGAGCGTCCAGCTCCTCCTGAAGCGTCTGGTCGTCCCACCCGGTCATGAGCGTCGTCTGGTTGTCGGCGAGCGTGAGCATCCGGCGCTGCGCGTCCGTCAGGTCGTCCACGAAGATTACCGGCACCTGCTCCATACGGAGCTTCTTTGCCGCCGCCGCTCGACCGTGGCCCGCAACGATCTCCGGCACCCCGTCCTCGTTGTGCCAAGCCAGAATCGGGTTCCTGAAACCGAACTCCGAGATGGAGTTGGCTATGGCGTCTATGTTGTCGCTGTCGTGCCGCTTGGCGTTGCCGTCGTACGCCTTGAGGCTGTCCAGCGGTACTAACTGCGCCTCCACGTCCCTCAACTCGTTCAAAGCATCCCTCCTAGTCTTCCTGACCGCGAAGCGGCCTCCAACCGTCCTCGACCTGCGAGGCCTCGAACTCGCGCATGGGTTCGTCCGTCTCCAAGACCTCCCAGTGACCGCCCCTGATCGTAGCGAAGCCGAAGCCCTGCGAGCGGTCTTTCACGTCCGTGTCAACCCAGCGGAAGTGAAGTTTGTGCGCGTGGGCCTTGCCGTGGCACCCGCTGGTGTTCCCGCTTCCGCAAAGCGTGATGGTCGGCTTTGGAAGCTCGACCCCGTGGCAGTCGTACATCTTCCCCGCCGAGCGCCTCACGATGTGGTGCTGGTTGAGCGGGTACGTCGCCCCGCACACCGCGCACCGGTTGAGCTTGACGCTGCAACCCCTCATGAGCGGTCGCAGGTAAATAGGCATCGTGTCCACTTTTGCCATTATCAATCCTCCAGAATCTCGATAGTACCGCCGTCCGGATCAATGGCGACGAGCCGGATACGGCGCTCCATGTTCCAATCGGCCGGCTCGTCCATGGCGATGCAATGCTGGCAGTCCTCCGGCCTCAGTTTGTCGTTGCCCAGCGGGCACAACTGCCGCTTCACGCGGAAGAAGTAGTAACCCTCGTAGACGTGTCCCTCGGCATCCGTGTACCTGATTCTCGGTATGCCCGGCATGGGCGCGGTCTTAGGCAAGTCGGTGTCTGTCATCGTATTAGTTCCCTTCGATTATGTCCGCGAGCATGCCAAGTGCCTCATGTACCGGCGTGTCCTTGTCATTCAGGCCGAAGGCCATGTGGATGCTGTCGGTGAGCCGGCGGTCGGACATGCGGATGTCCGGCATGATGTTGCGCCAAGCCTCGGCTTGGTCTCGCAGCTCTGCCGCCACCTCGCGGCGCTCCTCATCGGTAATCATTCGTCTTCCTCCACCTTCTCAACGAGGTCGCGTGGGTTCATCCGCATTGCGTCTGCCAGCGCGAACAGGTTACCAACGCGCATGTCGCGCTGGAAGCGGATAAGGGCGCTTAGCGCACCCTCCGAGATGCCTGCCATCTTCGCTAGCTGTTTCTGCGTGAGGTCATGGTCGGCCAGATAACGCTTGATTACCTTCTTGCTGACCTTGTATTTGGTCGACGCCGGATCTGTCATTGCACTCTCCTGTTCCATGCTTCTGCCGCTTGTTGCTTTATGAAGTAAGCGCCTGTCTCCTGTAGAATCACGCACTTGTCTTTGTGGCCGCACCTGACCTTGAACAGCTCGCGGCCCCAATATCCACCGTTCGCGAACTCGGCATCGCCGCCATATCATGGTCGGACATCCCCTCCCAGTCGTCGCATGTCTCGTTCCATTGCTCGATGACCTCTCTTGTCAACTGCACGTCGCTCGGTCGCTCATCGTCGGTCGTGCCGTTGAAGATATAGTGACGCTGCGCGAAGATGTGGCACTCCGTGCAGCAGACTTTGGCTGACAGTTCGTCGGGCAGGCAGTCGTCTACGATCTCGATGTGCAGGTGCTCGGTCGAATGGCATCTGGGGCACGGCTTCAACCCTTCGAGCAGCTTTCGCTCATCGTTCATGGTCGTCCTCCCCGGAGATAGAGAGCGCCACGTATTTGGTAAGTACCTTGAGCGCATGCGTCGTCATTTGTCCTCACCCCTCAGCTTACGGATGCGTGATGCGATGTCGCGCATGGCAATTCGAGCGCAGCCGTCCTCGCCACCTGGGCACGATACGCAGCCACCTTCGTCTTTGTCTCTGTGGAAGTAGGCGCAAGCCTCGTAATACCGCGCGTCACCTGCCTCGCTCAAGTCCTCAAGCAGCCTCTTCCAAGTGTCGGGCAGTGTGAGGTGCATGTCCTTCGGCTTGAAGCTGTTGTAGTAAAAGTTGCCTTCGTATGCGGCTTCAATCGTCCATTCGGTTCTCCGATTCTCAACCGACGTTCTGTAGAGAAACTCCTTCACGCTTACCTTTGTTCCGCACTCGTCATACAGCACTTTGGTATCGAGCGGGATCACACAGCCATTAGCGTCCCTCGGTGGCTCAATCATTCCGCATCACCGCACAGACGGTTCACTCGATTGGTTATGTCCTCCATCATAGCCTCGAAGCACCTCTTGTCTCCGCAATTGAGCCGGCACCCATTACACATGCTCGTCGCGCCGAGTCGTCCAACATAACAGCACGCCAACTCACTGTAGAGAGAGCCGTTTGCTTCGTGCTTGGTTTGTATGCGGTTGAGGTCTTCCGCGAGCTGCTTGAGGCTGTCCGGTTTCTCGATGTTCAGGGAATCGAGCGGGAGCGTGTATCCTCTATCGTCGGATGGGTCTCCATCTGACCGGTCGTATGCCTTTACAGACCAACCTCGGCCATACGGGCCAGTTGAGTACGTGAGCCATCTGACCTCGAACTCGTTGCCGCTAGCGTCGTACATGACCTTTGTGTCGAGCGGAACTTTGCGGTTTTCGGCATCTTTCGGTGCCGGTACATCGATACTGTACTCGCTGCAAGTAGGTACGCAATCTGTCATTGTTTTTGCTCCTTTACTCTCTCGTTTGCTATCTCAGCGTATTCTTCGACTATCTCGTATCCGATGAACGGAACACCAAGCTCGGCGCAGGCCACCGCCGTCGTACCGCTGCCGAGAAACGGGTCTATGACACCGATCCCGTCCGGCAGTATGCCGATGATGTTCTTCATCACCTCGACCGGCATCTGGCACGGGTGACCGGTCTTCGCCTTCGAGACGTTCTTGACTTGGTTCACGTTCCACCAGTCGTAGAGCCTAGCGCCTTTGCCCTCTGCCATGAGCTTGCGGATGCGCTTGTCGTTCTGGTTCTTGTACGGCTGCTTGACCCTGTTGAAGTCCGGCTTGACCCCGTAGAAAGCCACGTCACGGTGCTGCTTGCGGGTGTTTGAGTTGTACACCCACGACACGACCCTCTCCGGTGCCTCGCCCTTCTCGATGCTCAGGCGGTGGAGCTGCTCCGGGTAGTGAATGACGACCGCAGCCGTCTGGGCCGTGACCTCTGCGAGCATCGCGTAATATTCGCCCTCGTCCATCCTGTCGGAATATCCGTTGTAGTGGTACCCGACGTTGAAAGGCGGGTCGGTCACGACCACCGGTGTCAGTCCCGCGTAGGTCATGGCCTCGATACCCCCCCCCATGAGTTTCGGGCCGTCGCCCACGTAGATGCTGCCTACCTCCTGCATCGTTGCCACCCTACTTGATGATTAGAGACTGGCGCGTAATTCGCTCCGCGCCCTTGATGGAGCCGCCGTCCTTCATCGCCTTGTCGATAGCCGCGCCGAGTTTCTTCTTGTCAATCTTCACGACCGTCTCGACCGTCTTGAACTCGTCGGGGACGAGCTTCTCGTCTGTGATCTCGGTGCTCGTTGACTTGCGGAAACTCAGGCGAACCTTCGGCGTGTCGAGCTTCCTGTCGCCGTGAGCCTGCATCGAGAAGGCCAGGTAGTCCTTCAACTGCTCGACTCGGCGCTCCTTGGCCTTGCGGCGCTCGGTCAGCGCCTTCTCCTCGGCCTTGAATGCAGCGACCTCGGCGTTGAGGTCCTTGATGAACAGTCCCACGGCCTCAAGTTTGGCCTCGCGGCTGGCCTCAAGTTCCTCGAGCTCGTCGCACGTGAAGACCTCGCCGGTCGACTCGTCCAACGCGAAACCGTTCTCGATTACCTGTGCGATCCGTCCGTCAATCTCGTAGAGGTGCATGTCTTCTCCTTAGTCCAGAAAGCTGTACTCGTGAATATATCGGGCGATGGACGCTCTTGCGTCGTCCAAGCTCCCAAAGTGGATGTGCGCGTCGGTGTATCCGTCCGACCATTCGAGGTTGCCCATGCGTCCCGTGCGCGTGAACCCTGTGGCCTCAAGCCTCTTTACCGCGCTCGCCATTGTGCCGACCTCTCGGATCTGGTGCAGCACCTTGTGGACGTTGACGGTTACGTACTCGATGTACATGTCCGCCTACCCCTCGATGCCGAGCGCCTTGCGCACGTACGGGTTGCTCAGCGGGTGCCAGCCGGGACGCCATGCCGGGGAGATGCGCGAGGCGTCGAGGTTCGCGTCCCCGGTGGCCTTGCGCCCCGCCCTCACGATGCCGTCGAGCGTCTTGGCCTTCGTCGTGAAGACCTTCTGCTTGGCGTCCTCGGTCTCTGCCCTGAACTTGCGAATCATGTCCGGCTCCTTTCATCTGCCTTGGCTATATCTTACCAAACGTGTATCAACTTTGCAACAACTTTATTAGAGAAAAAGGGGCCGAAGCCCCGTGTCTAGTACGGCTCATAGCGCCCTCGCTCGACATTGTTCGCGTATACCTTGCGGGCTGCGTCGCGCAGTTCCGCGTCCGTCGTGCCGATGCTCTCCAAGAGGTTGACGCACGACTGAATCACGTCGAAGCACTCGTAGACGATGTCCTCGCGCATCTCGGGCGTGATGGATCCCGCACCATCAATCCCGGACGCCTGCCACGCCCCGAACACCTCCGCAGCCTCCTCCAGCGGTTTCAGTGCCTGAGCCTTCGGCTCGTCGAACTTCGTGAACGGCTCGACCTTTAGAACGTATGTCTTCATCTGCTCCTCCAATGTCCAAATACCAACCGGTGCGCGTAGTTGTTGGCCTTGCCCAACTCCACGTCTACATCGTCCTTCCTGCCCGCCCTCAGGCAGTACCTGAGCATCTGCCCGAGGCTGTAAGCCTTGTCGGGCGGCAGGCCCTCGACGACCCTCTCGATGATGTCGATAGGCTCGACCTCACCCGCGTACCACTCCGGGGCGTCAACCTTCTCGCCAACGTTGAGGTAAGTGCCGTGCATGGCCAGATGGTCGGCGACCTTGCGGTATGCCTCGCTGCGATCCATCAGTACTCCTCGAACCCGGTGCGCTCGCACTCCTCGTCGTCCAGAATCGCGTAGTCCTCGAAGAACTTCAGCGCCTCGGTGCAGCTCACAGTGCCACGGTTCTCATCGACCCACTCGTCGTAGGCCAGCCCGCATACTCCGATGATGTCTGAGTTGAGGTAGCGGAAGTGCTTGCAGTAGCAGCACTGCTTGGGGCACTTCTCGGTGATACCGTCCCTCATGGCGCTCTCGATGTTGTTCATTGCCTTCTCCTTTACTTCAACAGGGCCTTGACGTCGGCGCGTACGGTATCAGCGTCCTTACCGTAGATGAATACGATCATGTCGCGCATACCACACCACTCGGCGTTGCGGATGATGAACTTCTCGGCGATGCCGAGAGCCTCGTAAATCTCCGCCGCCTCTTTGATTGCGTCCTCGTAAGTCTTCATGTCCGGCTCCTTTCAATTGCATTGGCTATATTCTATAACGACTGTATCAACTTTGCAACAACTTTTCGTAAAGAAAAGGGGAGCGCGAAGCTCCCCAAGTGCGCCAACCAGCACGTTGACATACAAAGCGGCTTGCTCCAGTTTAGGCAGTCTTGCATACAAACGCAATACGACTAATGCAATACGACTAATTAGTCCATTAGTTAGTCCATTAGTTTAGAACGGGATGTCCTCGTCGATGTCCTCGGGAACGGGTGCGCTTGCCGTCTCGCGTCGGCTCATCAACTCGATGTCGTCCACGATCACCTCGATTTTTGAACGTTTCTGCCCGTCCCTCTCCCAGCTCATGTAGCGGAGCTTGCCGAGGATGCAGACCTTGGTTCCCTTGGCCAGCATTCCCGCCAGCTTCTCGGCGCGGGTGCCGAACATGGTGCAGTCCACGAAGTTCGGGTAGTCCTCCCATTCGCCCGTCTGCTGGTTCTTCCTGCGGTCGTTCACCGCCACGCCGAAGCCCAGAATGGCCGTGCCGCCCGTAGTGCGGCGCAGCTCCGAATCCCTTGTCAAATTTCCCGAGATGTTTACGACGTTGATGCTCATAACCTTCTCCTAGAGTGTCTGGACGGCCAATACCGTCATGAGTGTGTAGATGATGTACGACGCGACGCGGACCCCGACGGTCCAGCGCTCGGCATCGACCAAGAGGTAGCCGGTGCCGAGCCAAGCCCATACGAGGATCACGCCACGCAGGGCCTCGGCGCTCATCGCCCACCCGTGAGGCTGTCCACCGCGCCGCGGTTCTCGGCGGTCTTCCTCTTGATCCATGATTCCACGACGGCCTGCGCAGTGGTGATGACCCTCGACGGCGCGTCCTTCCACTGCGTGAAGCCGGCGGCCTTGAGCGTCTTGGTCTTCTCGAGCGCGTCGAGGATGTCGGCCACCTCCTTGCCGGTGAGGAACGAGAACTCGCTGCACGCGCCTTGGAAGGCCTCGACCTCGGCATCGGTGGCAGGTGGCTCTTGGACGCTCGCCGGTGCCTCTTGGCGCTTCACCGGCTTGCGGTCGATGGCCCAACGGTACACGACCTTGCGCGTCTTCTTGTTGGTGATGGTGAGCGCAGTGATCCTGCCGTTTACGACCTCCATCGCATCGACCGCGAACGTGTCGTAGCACTTGCCGTTCTGGATGTTGCAGTCCTCGGCCTTAATCCAGATGAACGGAGCCGTGTACAGCTCGCGACCGATTCCCCAGAGGAACCCGGCACGCTTGAGCGCGTCGCTGCTCTCGCCCTTCTCCGACTCCATGTTGCTCTCGGTTCCGGCGGCCTGCTTGTCAATCCAGATGTGCTTGTCCCCGTCGTAGACGCTCAGCGTGCAGTTGAGGACGCCCTTTACCTCCTCGTACTCGCAGCGCCAGTCCATCGGGCCGAAAGTCTCGTCGAGCAGCGCCATGTCCGTGCGGCTCGTCTTGTACAGCAGCAGGGAAAGACCCTTGCCGCTCTTGGATACCTGGCCGATTCTGCACTCGACCTCATCCGGGTAGAGGCCTCTCACCAATCCGCTCATCGTTGCACCTTTCCCAAGTAGTACGTCCACACCGGGAACCCGGTGGACTTCTCCATGTCCTCGACCGCGCTTGAAAGCTCCGCATACGTCGAGCACCTGACCGTCTTGCGATGAATGGCCTTCATCTTGCCGGAGCAGAGCATATACCGTCCTGCCCCGTGCCAGTTGACGCACTTAGTCACCGCTGAGCGCCTCCTTCATATCCGACAAGGCCCTCGACAGCAGCGCGGCCCTGTCGCCGGTTGACCCGTGGTGCGTTTTCGCGAAGTCTGCATAGAACTCGACCGGGTGCTTAACGGCCGCCATGCGGTCGGAAACGCATCCGCAAAGTACAGTGACGAGCACGTCGTACGACCTGTCAGCCTCCATCCCGAGGTTGCGCTTGAACTCCTTCATCGTGCTCGTCCCGTCGATCGCGTCGAGGAACCTGTCCAGATTCATCGGTAGACCTCCTCAAGACTGAAGTACTTCCCGCACTTCTCCGCATATGCGTCGCGCACCTTCAGCACCGTACGTGGCATCAGCCCGCACTTGCTGAAATCACCGTCGCAGATACGGTAGAGCATCGTGCGCTGGATCCCGCACGCCTCGGCCGCCTTGGACACGGAGCCGCACGCGGATACCAGCTCCTTTGCGGCCTGCGATACGACCAGATACGACATAGACAACTCCTTTCCGTTTCGTTGTGTATCAGCATTGTAACACACGATAGCGGTAAACAACCGGGGAAACTTCGATGGATGCCAGAGCCGCCATGTTGACGCGATAGAACGTCCTCACGCCGCACTCGCCCTTGACCCCGACCGTCTTCGTCTCGATGAGGCCGTGCCTCGATAGAAGCCTGAGTCTCGCCCGCAGCGTCTCCCTGCCGCCGCACCGCGCGTCCCACAGGTCGCCCTCCGCCACCGAGTAATCGAATCGCGTCCATTCCCCATCCGACGAAGCCCCGTCGATGAGGTATGCGAGCGTCACTGCGTCCGAGAGCGAGAACGGCGAGCCGTCCGGCAGCTCGACAAGTGTGCCGCTGTATCCCGCTGTAATCATACGTGCCTCCCAAATCGTTTTTAAGGTGCCGTTTCCAGGCTACCCTAGCGCCTACACCTAAAAGCCCAAAACATGCCCTAGAAACCGATTCTGTTGCTTCCTAGGGCATACCGTGTGCCTTGGCGTATTCGTCGTCCCGTCTCGCCTTCTCCCGCTTGGCTATCGCCTTGCGGAACTCTGCCGCAGATTCCTCGGCGCTCTCGCGCCTCTTCGCCTCGATCGCGTCAAGCTCCTCGCGGGTGATGGAGTTGGCGACGTATATCTGGTCGATGGGGACCGGCACGCCGTAGGCCTTTATCGCGTCCCCGAGCGTCGGCCTCATCTACGGCCTCGGGTTCCACGGGTACTTGGAGCGCGGGAACTGCCGCTCGGTGCCCCCGGCCGCGACCCACTCCTTGGTGAGCCTGTCGGCCTCGACGTATTCAGGGACCCCATTCTGGACGCACCAGTCGTAGTGGGCGCAGCATGAGGACGGGAACCCTCCCTTGCCCGTGGAGTTCATGTAGTCCTTGATGAGACGTTCGCGCGGTGACCTCTCCGCCGCACCGACGTACGCCTCCCCGACGGGGGCGGTGCAGGAGGCGTCGGACTTCACCGAGCCGGTCTGCTGGTCCTTCCTGATCCATTTCGAGATGGTGAGGCGGTAGTTCCTGTACCGCTTGCCGGACTGCTCGCAGTACTCGTCTACCTTCGTGATGTAGTCGCGCCAGAAACCGGGGAACTGCTCATCGAGTTTCGCCGCGTCCTCGTCGCTCAAAAGAACATGGCCGAACTCGCCGAGCTTGTGCCTTGGCTCCTTTGGCTTTTGGGACGTTTTATCTACAATACCTAATGGTGATGTAACTGATGAATCAAATGGTATAGGTTCGCCCTTTCGGACGTTTCCATTTGACTTTTCGTCGAAATCCATTTGCCTTTTTGGGCAAATGGAATTTCCCATTTCGGCAAATCCTTTTTCCGTTACCGCGTACCACTTCGTTCTATCGTATGAGTTCTTATTGAAGCTTCCTGAAACGATGATCCCAGCTTCTTCGAGCTTTGCCAGAGCGGTTCGTATCTTCTTTTCAGACAGGTACGGATACAAATCATGGAGTGCTTTGATGCTGTTGAACGTGTAAGCGAGTCCGCCCTTTATATTTCGTCCGTTCGCCTTGTTCGACATGCACCAAAACGAAAGACCATTCAGTAGAACGGCCTCTGCCATGCCGTATTTCTCGGCGATAGATACATTAAATTTGTGATCCATAGATGCCCTCGTTTACATGTTTTGGAGGAATATTTCGCTTATGCCAGATTCAACCGATCTTTGCATAAGGGTTTCGTAAAACCTCCGTTGGTTGTCGGCAACGAATTTCGACAAATCGCTAGTGGCTTCGATCATGTCCGACATCAGCATTACATCCATGTTGCACGCTCCGTTTGACATGCCAACCATGAATACATCCTTAATCGAACCGTCTCCTCCGCTTACGATTGAAAGCTCAAGATTTGTCATGGTTTCGTGGTATCGCCTATGAAGCTCCTTCGGTATTGCTATCAGGTTGCTAATTCTGCTGTTCCCACGGTTCATGTCTAGGTGATGAACCTCGTAGCCTTCTGGTATTTCCTCGCAGTAGAACCTCTCGTATTTCTTTCGATAGTTTTTAAGTTCGTACCACTCTTTCATTTTTACCCCAAAACCAAAACCCCCTCGCAGGTAGCAGCTGCAAGGGGGTTTTGATATTCCATGCCCGTATGGGCTTGAAAGCTATGCCATCGCGAAAGCTGCTACCAATCGCTCATATGATTATACCATCAAAACGGGATGTCCGAGGCGTAGATTTCCTGTGCTACCTGCTGCGATAGTGACGGAGAGTATTGCTGCTGACCATTCTGCCAACGGCTCATGAACTCTGGAGCACATTGATAGCGTTCCTGCGGGCTATCCCGCACCAGTCAGCGACGTACTGGGCCGACCCGGTGAACCAGGACTCGCCGTCTTGGGAGAAACCGTAGATGAGCGCGTAGGCGACGAGTTCGGATCCCTTCAGGCCCAACTCCTCGACCATGAACGGCCTGAGAACGACATACGATTCCGTTTGCATGGACACTCCTTAAAAGAGAACAACCCCGCCGGGTAGATTGCGCCTACCTGACGGGGTTGTCGTTTATCAAACCCGCTGGGATCGGGCGTGATAGCTATGTGCGGGCGCAATCCGCGTGTATCAATTATATCACACGGAGGCCCGTAGGGCTAGGCCGCGTGTGGTATGGGAGACTCGCGGCCCGTCTGCAATTATAGCATCAAATGAGGCCGAAGTCGGTGAGGGCGAGCAATTCCCACGGCCTTTTACCGGTTCCCCGGCGATTCAGGATGCGATAGAACTCCACGCCCCTCGTCTTGCCGTCGGGCCTCTTCGAGATAATCGGTTCGGCCCCGGCTTTCAGGCAATAATCGAGGAACGCGTCCCATTCCTTCGCGGAAATGGCCCCGTGGAGCTTGGCTTGGATGAAGTAGGCCTTGCCCCCGCGGACGGCCCAGATGTCAGCCGGCGTCCTCGATGCGTACGACCGAATACAGGTGAATCCCTTGGCCTTCAGCGCCTTGATGGTCGAATACTCGAATGCTCGACCCTTCTCGTACGGTGTCATTGCTGCTCCTTAATCTTGAACGTGTACGCCGCCATGCGGTCATAGCGCGTCCTGATTCCCGCCTGTCGGCTGGCCTGCTCGTACCGGGCTATCTTGCGGTCGAGCTGTGCCTGAAGCCTGTCGGTCGGCTGGCCTCCCGAGCGGAGGATGGACATAGCGCCCTTGATCCTGCGAACGTCGTTCTCCTGCGACCGCTGCCACTGGGTGAACTCGTAGGCGTTCAGCTCGCGCCCGCTCTTGAGCTTGAAGCCCGTCGGCCTCGTGGCGGCGTCGCGGAACTCGCGGAGGCGCTGCTCGTCATAGGTGGTTCCGGCCCCCAAGATGCACGGCAGCACGTCGTGCTTGCAGTTGTAGCCCTCCCCGATGGGTCGCTCCAGCCCGCCCTGAATCTGCTCGAACTTCGCCTTGGGGTACTCGCGGCCCTGATAGGGCAAATGGTCGGGAGCGCACATCATGTGGGCCGTAATCTCGACTCCGTCAGCGCCGAACAGCTCGCCCTGCGCCTGATTGAAGTCGTTCGAGCTCTTGTGCAGGGCGTCTCGCACGTTCATCTCGACCGCGCTCCAAAGCTCACGCGTCTGCCCGGACGGGTACATGACCTTGATTCCTTGACCGGCGAAGCGGTTCACCACGTCGGCGATGGCCTCTTGGGTGCCCATGACCGGAATCTTCGCGATGACCTCTTGGCACAGGTTAAGGTAGCCCTGCTTGAACGGCACCAAGTTGCCCTGATTGTCGTAGAGCATGAACACGGACGTTCGGAGGCAGTCCAGAATCGAGGTATTGACCCGTGACTTACCGGACTTGAGCAAGCCCGTGAGAATCTCGTTCCCGGAGGTCTTGACCGGATCGAGGCCCTTCATGCGGTAGAACTTAGCGGCCCTGCGGTCTGCCTTCTCCGCGGCCTTCGCCACATCGACCGCCGCCTGCTCGCCCAAGCCAAAGCGAAGCGTCTTCAACATGCGGTAGACGACCGCCATGTCTAACGCCGTCCACCTCGCCGCGTCCGCCGGGGTTGAGTCCTCGTCGGCATCCCTCAGCCGCTGGGCCAAGAGGCACAGGACGGCGACCTCGAATGCCAAGGTCGCGCGTCCGTAGAAGTCGTCGCTACTCATTCAGGCCGCCAATCAGCGTCCCGAGGTCGTCGGCGTTGTCTTCCTTGATTGCCGCCACGCGGTCTCTTGCGACCTCCGGCGTCTCGTTGAACACGAGCATACGGTAATCGACGGCATCGGAGCCGCCGAAAGCCTGACCCGCCACGATGGCGTTCAGCTGGTCGGAGAAAGTGTTGATGTAGTCGTTCGACCACTGATATTCGACGTGGTACTCCCCCACGGCACCGATGCCGTAGTAGTTGAGCAGCGTGTCCCAACAGGTCACGAGCTCGCCCAGCATACCCTCGGCCACGTTTCGCGCGGCGTTGACGAAGGCCTGTGTCTTGCGCATGGACTTGCGCACGTTGTCAACGTTCTCGTAGCCGGTGCTGTTCGGGCTGGAGAGGATGCCGTGCGAGATTCCGACGGCGTTCTCGACCTTGCGGTACTGCTCTTGCAAGCCGTCGAGGTACGGCTGGAGCTGGATGGAGGGCGCCCATTCCTTGAGCGTGGGCGTGCCACCGTCGGCGAGCGACTGGAACAAGCGCTCCTTGCCCTTTGGCAAATCGACCACAGCGTCAATGATGTTGCCTTGGTTGTCGCGCTTGTACTTCTTGTGAAAAAGACTGCGGTCTGCGAAGACGGCCTTCTCGCTCAGCTCGAACTCGCTGTGCATCTGCGAATCGAGGTAGTGAATCTCCTTGATGGGTTGAGAGGCACCGAAGCAGATTGGCGTGCCCTTCTGGGCGTTGGGGTTGCGCGGGTCGAGGGCGAATGAACGGTAGCGGGCCACGAGCAACCGAGGCGTGTTCGGCACGATCCACTCGTCCTCGTTGTGCTCAGCCCAATCCGGGAAGTCCGCGAGCGTGAGGCTCGACATCTGCTGGTCGCGCATGATGTATGTCTTGTAGCGGGTCGCCATGGCCTGCGTGCCGTCTACTGCCGTATAGGGTACCAGCTCGACCTTGCGCATGAGCGTATAGACGGTCGAGGTGTTCTTCATGGTCTTCTTGTCCACGACGTAGATAACGCTCGTTATCTCGCGCCCGTTCGCGCCCAAGATGGCGAAGTTGCCAGAGTCCACGACGACGTTGTCGAAGCCGTGCCCGTTCCAACTGGGCACGATGATGGCGTCGCCGCTCAGGAAGGCCATGCTCATGGCGTTGGTGAAATAGTTCAGCACGAAGTCGCGCGCCGTCGCGTCCAGCTGGGCCGCACGCTGCCCGCCCACGACCGGCATACGGAAGTCCGACGTGACCAATGTGGCGAGCGACTCGCAGATTTGGCTCTCGACCGAGCCGACGGTTCCCTTGCTGGCCGCGTCCGAGTATGCCTGCTGCGGCTGGACGCCCTGAATGCGCTTGCCGATGGCGGCTGCCAAACGGTCGAGTGCGCTGTTGAGAAATCCCATATATACCTCCCGTTTAGGTGTCTCTGCAATTATACGGTGCCGTCGAGCTGCTTGCGGTAGATTGTGCGGACGAAGTACCGGATCGCGTCCATGGCGTGGTCGTGCTCCTTGATGACCTTGGTCTCGGCGCTCTTGGAGTCCCAGACGTACTGCCCGAACTCATCGACCGCCTCCCTGCAGCGCTCGCACACCTTGAGCCGGTCTAGCTGGATGAGGTTGTCCACGTTCTGGATACCGGGAACCACTTCATTGTCTGCCGGGATGACCGTGAACAGGCCGTCGGCGCGTATCTCCTCGATGAACGACGAGGCCGACGGGTCTACGACGATTGACTCGATGTTGTACCGCGAGATTCTCGCCTTCAGTTCCTTGTAGAGCATGGCGTCGGTCTTGCGGTAGCCCTTCTCGCGCGAGTCGAAGCTGTACTCGTCGAAGGCCACGACCGCGCCGCCCCTGATAGTCCAGAGAAGGGCCGCGAAAGGGTTGGTGATGCCGTAGTCGATGCTGACCCATACGGGAGCGTGCTCGGGAATCTCGAACAGGGGAATGTCCGGGATCACGGCCTGCTCGAGCGCGGTCTGGTAGACCAAACCCTCGGCCTGAGTCCAAAGCCCCCTGATGTAGCGGTCGTAGAACACGCCCGTATACTCGCGGCAGAGCTGCTCGACGTAGCTCTTGGGAAGATACGGGTTGTCGAAGATTGTGTAGTGCTGTCGGTAGATGTCGAGGTCCTTGCGGTCGATGAACTGCTTTAGCCAATGCCTCGGGCCTTCCGGGTTCAAGCCCGCGTGGCACTCCGAATACTCGAATGACAGGCGGGACTTGAGCATCTCGAAGACCTCCGGGTTGATGCCCGCCGCCTCGTCGATGTAGCAGAACTTCACTGCCGAGCCCTGCAGTTTGCGTTTTTGCGTGGCCTTCTCGGCACCGAGGCAGTAGCACCGCTGGCCGAACAGGTTCACGGTGTTGTCCGGGCCTCCGATTGTCCCGACCACGCCCTCGCCGAACTGCTCGCGCATGGGAACCAGCACGTTGCGCTCGATGTTGCCGAGCGATACGCCCATGAGCAGGTTGATGCCGTCCAGCCCGACCCCGTGCAGGATCCGGTCGGGAATCGTGAAGTTGTTAGCCAGCCACGACTTGCCGGATCGCACCGCGCCCTCGGCGAAGTTCCAGCGGTGATGGGCCTCGCGCACGTACTCCTTTTGCTTGTCCGTGAGGCTAAACGACGGCACTGCTGCGCACCGCCTCTGTCATGTCCTTGATGGCCTTCAAGAGCTCCTCGTTGCCGTCCTCCGGCTTGCGCTGGCAGCGCCCGAACTCCTGCGGGTATGCTCGCTCCAGATACCAGGCAGACGCCTGCCATTGCCCATCGCTCGCCGCCCGCGTGATGTTCTGGAGGTGGAAGGCCTTGCGCATCGCCTCGGCCCTGCGGTACTCGTGCGCGAACTTCACGTATTCCTCGTCGTCGTCGCGGCCCCGGATGCCGTCCTCGCCCCACGACAGCCAGTTGAAAAGCGTGGACGGATGGATACCGACCGCCTTCGCCACGTCCGTCGTCGAGAGGCCCGCGCGGACGAGCTTGATGATCTCGCGCCGGTTGTCCGCCGTGAACTTGGTGTTCTTTTCCCGCGTCATGTCTCACTCCCGTCAAAGCAAAAGGGACGGCCTGAACCGTCCCGATGTAGGTCTCTTAGATTGTACCGTCTGAAGCCATCAGATGCCGTTTTTAGCCCGTTTCACCGCTTTGGCGAGCATTCACACCGGGAGCGCGAGAAAGGTGCAAATAACGCCGATGTAGGCGAGCAGCACGAAACGCAGCACTCCCCACCACCAACCGATGAGAACCCAGTAAAGGCAGCCGTGCCGCATCAGTACATCACCTGCGTATAGTATGCCGAGGCATAGGCTAGGACGGTGAACGCCGCCCACGCCGCCGTGACGCCGATGCTCTTCTTGTCCCAGACCGACGTGAGCGCGTTGCAGGCCCCGACGCACACCATCACGAGCGGCGCGAGCTGAACCGTGAACTGCTCCATTAGTTTTCCTTCCCCGTGTAGTAAGGCTTGCCGTCGACAAAGTGATGGATTCCGCCCAGCCCGGACTTGAGCGCGTACCGACCGCAGCTGTAGGCCTGCTCGACAGCCGCCGAGTAGACGCTGCGTGCGTAGCCGAAACGGTCGACGAGGTACACGCACCCGGGGTCGGAAGGCGACTCGTACGTGGTCTGCCACTGACTGCCGTTGAACAGCGCGCGGCCGTCCTCGCGGAAGTCCTCCACCTTGCGGTTGTTGACGTTGAATGCCTTCATTGGGTGCTCCAATCTCGATGTCCGACAAGCTCATAATATACCTACTGTATCAACTTTGCAACATTGAAACCATAGCAACGCCCCCCGCAGAACCGGAGGGCATCGGAAAGGAGCCGCGCCGACGGCGAAAGGCACGTAGAAAGACCGCCGGCGCACTGGGATTGTACTACTTCGCGTAGAGTCCCGCAGCAAGGGCCTTGCCGATGGCTACGTTTGTGTTCGGGCCGTTGTACCCGTCCGCGCCGTCAGACCCGACCGAGATACCGTGGTCGATGAGCCATTGCTGGTGACGCTTGATTGTGCCGCTGCTCATCTGGCGGGCCTGAACCCCGCAGAACTCGGGATAGATCTTGCAGCCGACCTTCTTTTGGAGCGCCAAAACCATATCGGAGCCGACACCCTTGCCGGTCTTCGTGAACTCCACGCCGCCGTCGGTCGCCCAGAAGTAGGGCTTGTTGGAAAGCCACTGGCCCGACATGACCCCATCGACGGTAGTTCCGAGCTGCTTCTGCAATGCCCTGTTGAACTTCGGCCCCCAATAGCGGGTGTCTCCCAAGTCGGGGTGAGTGTTGTCCTTGACCTCCGTGTTGGAGCCGTTGAGCACCTTCCCGTCAGACTTCCATACCAGCTTGCCGTTCCACGGGTAGCTGTAGTACGGCTTGATGTTCGACTCGCGCCCGTTCTGATCGCCCTTTGCGCCGGTGATGGTGCCCTTCTCGCTGATGCTGAACTGCGCCAGCAGGTCGCCGCGTGCCGATCCGTAGCCGGAGATACACACCGCCGTGTGGTGCACCTCGTTGAGGTAGATGTCGCCGCGCTTGGCGCTCGCCACGCCCATGGCCTGCCAGACGAACAGACCGGTCTTGAGAAGCTCGGCCTTCATGTTGCCGGTGTAGGTCGCGCCGAACGTGTTCACGCCGACCGCGCGGAGGGCCGTGATGACAGCCGACGAGCAGTCTCGGTCGCCGCCCGCGATCGTCACGGTCGTACCGTCGGACAGCCCGATGGTCTCGGTGGTTCCGTCGCCCATGCGGTTATATTGCGAGTAGCCGTGGCCTGCTCCCCCGTTGTGGGTGCAGAGGTGCTCCATGACCTGGGCGAAGGCCTCGCGTTGAGTGATTGCCATTATTGCCTCCTTAAAACGAAGGGCCGCAGGTTACCCCACGGCCCGGATGGTGCCATGCCCCGCGTGACGCTATCGCGGATGGGGCACCCGGATAGACCACCCCCTAGCCGAGGTCGTCATACATGAGCGCGCGCTCGGAATCTCCGACGCCCTTCGTGGTCGGGTCGGTCACGACGCCGAGGATTGCGAGGACCGCGAACAGCGCGTTGATGATCGCCGCGAGCTGTTGGTTCAACACGACGAAGTCCCACGTGTACCCGAACGGTGCGGATACCGCCTGAACGAGCAACAACACCGCCGGGATGAGCGTGAGCCAGAACGTCTTGTTCTTGATGCGAATCTGCCAGTTGATGTCTGGCTTCTCCGGTTTCTCTTTCTGGAACTCCGGGAAATCTTGGTCTGTCATTTGTACCTCCAACTAGAACGGGTGCAGGCCCAGCGCCCACACGATATAGGCGAGCAATGCCGCCACGGTGCCGTTTATGAGCGTGTTCACGATTGCGTCCCAACGCTTCGCGCCCTCTTGGGCTCTGGAATCGACGCGCTCGTACAGCTTCGCCACGTCGGCGCGGGTCTCCGAGCACGCTGTCTGAATCTGGGCCAATATGACCGAATCGTGCTCGCGGCTCAACCGCAAGGCGTCAAGCTCCCTGCCGTGGGCCGTGACGCGCTTGTCGAGCGTCTCGATGCTCTGCTTTATGTACTCGATTCCGGCTTCGTCCATGCTGCCTCCTACGTGTACGACTTGCCGACGTTCTTGTTGAGGCGCTGCATACGGGTTGGCGAGGCCGCCCCGATGGTCACGCCGATTGATACGTCGGAGCCGCTGTAGCTCTCGTTTACCTCGGTGATGATCTCGGTCCCAGTATACCCGAGCACGTCGTACGTCACACGGTCGCCCAGATCCCACTTGTCCCTGTAGTCCTCCGCGCTGACGTCGATGCTCATCGTCGGCGTCGAGTTGTAGTTGTACGAGCGCAGTGCCGCCGCCGCGTCGCAGGCTTCCTGCGTCGTCTCGTTGCCCATGAGGTCGCTGACGTCCTCGTTCCACTCGAAGGCGTAGGTCGTCTGCCATTTGTGGCCCGCGCACTTCGCACTGCTCTCGCGTTTGGCCTCAGCGTTGAAACCCTTCAGCAATGACGCCTGAGTGCTCGTGTCGTGCTCGAAGTCCGCCGACAGCACGTTGCCGTTCGCCTCGGAGAACACGTAGCCCGTGTTGTCGAAGATGGCCTGCGTATGCGGCATGAGCTGGTACAGTCCGCTCTCGGCCTTGAAGAGTGGCGCGCGGAACAGCCGGTCGTTCTTCTTGCACAGGTCGTAGATTGCATCCTCCATGACCGTCGGGGAGCCGAACGTGTACCGCGTGCGCCCTCCCCAGTTCTCGTACGCGAGCATCGTCTTCGTATATCTCGGGAGGCCCGTCATGTACTTGTCGCCCGTGCTGTTCAGCATGGCGCTGAGCACCTTCGCGCCGCTGGGCTGGTCGATGTACCATCCGCCGTAGCTCGAGCCGGTGCCTCGGGTCGTGTTGGTGAAGCCCCATATTCCCTCGCCGAACACGCCGGAAAGCTCCGTGTACTCGCCGTCGCTTCCCTTGTGCGTCTTTATCTTGAACACCACGCCGGTCTCGGGAATCACGCGCGTTGTCGGAGACGACGCGATCCGGTCGGCTATCTCCACGAGGAACTTGGTAGGCCACAACTGTTCGACCAAGCCGGTCGGTATGCGCACCCTGAACGAGCCTGAATCGAACGCCTTGCGCTTCCACTCGACGTAGAAGGCGTTCACTGCGGGGAACCTGAGCGAGATGTCCGTCGCCACCGGCGCGCTGTCGTCCGGCCCCGTCTCCTGATAGATGTTGATTAGCATGAGATACCGAACCTTCTCTCCTTGACGCGCATGTACAGGGCCAGCGGCCCGGATGTGAATACGCTCCATCGCCCCGGCTCGAGATGGTCGGTCGAGAACATGGACAGCTCGATGTCCTGCGGGCGCTCCTCCCCCTTCAGGAAATTGAGGTCGAAGTTAGCCTCGTTGAACACATCATCGGGTGCCACGCCGAACGCGAAGTACCTGCCGAACTGCCCCCATGCGAAACTCCCCGGAGCCATGTGGCGGAGGTCGGCCAGGTTGATCCCGTAGTTGACCGCGATTGCCGGAAGGTACGAACTGTCCTTCACGAGCTGCACGCTGCCGACGACCGTCCCCTGCTGCTGCGATACGACGATCTCGTCCCCGAGGTTCACCGCCACGAAGTCGAACGTAGCCGCCGCAGTCCCGCCCACCTCGAATGTGGCGGAACCGGACGGCACTACGATTTTTTTGCCTCCACCGCCTCGAAAGACGGGTCGGGGAATGCGAACTCTGCTGTGTACACCGGCTCGCTCGTCAGCTTCTTGCGTACGACCTTGAAGTTCTTCAGCCAGCAGTACTGCCACATCTGCTGCCCGAACGCCACCACCGTGCACTTGAGCCTGCTGGCGGCGAGGACCTTCGCGACGTCGCCCGGCTCGCGCTTGACCGGCTCGAACGTGATGGTGCGCGTCTTCATGGGCTTGCGCCGACCGATGTAGTACGAGCCGTCCGAGAACGCGTAATCCTGCGTTATCAGGTCGTAGTTCTCGCTCATGAAGTCGTCAAGCCCACCGGCCTGAAGGACGTAGCCGGCATCGTCGGCGACCTCGCCCAACGCCTTGAGGCCGCATATCTGCACGACGCCCCCGTCCGCGTTCTCGAACCTAAGCCCCATATCGTTAAACGCCATAGTCTGCCCCCACTCCGAAGGTGTTGTACTCGTGGACCGTCCTAGCCATGTCGGCAGGGTTGGATACCGGCTGGTTGAAGTTGATGGTCTGGTTGATGGTCTGCCCGCCCCCGGCACCATGCTGGCTAACGAACTGCGGCTGGAAGCTCCTCACGACGTTCGGGGAGAACGACGCCGAGAGTTCGCCGCCGTAGTCCTTGAGGTCGTCGTTGAAGTCGCCGATGCTCTTTTTAGTGTGCTCGAAACCATCGACGAGCCTCATGTTGAAGCCCTTCATGATGAGCGTACCGGCGGGCTGCAGGAGCTTCAGGTCGTAGCTGAGAGGCCCCTTGTGGCGCGCGATCCATCCCGCGATCCTGCCGACGAACGACGTGATATTGTTCCAGAAGGAGACGAGGCCGTTGTACAGGCCGATCATGATGTTTCGGCCTGCGTTGTACAGCAGCCTGCCGACGTTTCCGATGGCCCCGACGATCTTGCCGGGGATACTCCCGACGAACGACGTTATGCCGCCCGCCTTGGAGACTATTCCGCTGAGGAACTTGCCGAACGCCTCCGCGCCCGAGGCGAGCAGCGACGGGCCGAGCGTGACCAGCTTGCCGAGGATGTCGCCGACGAGTCCGGCCACGCTCAGGAGAATCTGCGGCAGCGCCTGACCGATTGCACCGACGAGCTGTAGGAACAGCTCCGCGCCGCGCGAGAGCATCTCCGGGCCGTGGTCGATGATGTACTGGAGCAGCTGGGCGATTCCCTGACCGAGCGCCGTGAGAATCTGCGGCAGCGCCTGAATCAATCCGGTGACCATGTTCACGAAGAACGTCAGCGCCGTGTTGAGCAGCTGCGGGCCGTACGTGATTATCAGGTTGAAGATGCCCGTGATGATGGTCGGCAGGTTCTGGATGATCATCATACCGAGCTGCCCCAACGCATCGAGCAGGAACGTGGCGAGGTTCACTATCATCCCGACGATTGCCGGCCCCTGCTCCGTGAGGAACGTGCCGACCGACTGGAAGAACGTCGGCAGGTTCGTCGAGATAGACTGCAGTACGGACTCGAACAGCTGCGGGATCGACATTCCCGTAGTCTCCTTGATTTTGTCGAAGACCTGCGGGATGGCCTGCTGGATGGCCTGACCTATCTTCCCCATGAGGGACGGCAGCGTCGTTACTACCGTCGCCACGATCTGCGCGATTCTCGGCAGGACGTTCTCGCCGACCGCCGTGACCGCCGTAAGCAGGTTCTCCGTGAGAGCGCCCATGTCTTGATCCGGGTCGGCGAGGCCCTCAAGCCAGTTCTTCCAAGCGGCCTTGGTGGCGTTTACGGAACCCTCGACGGTCTTCAGCGCCTCGTTCATCGAAGTGCCGGCGATGCCCATATGGTTCTGCATGACGTCGATGGCGTTCACGATGTTGTCGAAGCTCATGCTGTTCGCATCGACCGTGATGCCGAGGTCTTTCTGGATGTCCGTCATCGAGGCGGCGTCCTTGATTAGGCGCTGCATCTCCTGTTGGGTGCCGCCGTATCCGAGCTTCAGGTTGTCCAGCATCGTGTAGTTCTGCTTCGCGAAGCCCTGGTAGGCGTTCTGGATGTCCGTGATGTTCGTGCCGAACGTGTTGGCGTTGTCGGACATGTCCATGATGGCGCGGTTTGCGTATCCCGCAGCCTTCTGCGTGTCGCCTCCGAGCGAGCTGATGAGCGACGCCGAGAACGACGTGACCTGCTCCATGTACTCGTTGGACGAGATTTGCGCGGTCTGCCATGCGTTCGCCGCGTATCCCTGCACCGTCTGCCACGAGTCCCCGAACAGCTTCTGGATGCCGCCGATGTTCTGCTGGTAGCTCGAGAACTCCTCCAGAGCGCCCTTTGCGATTATGCCAGTGACCGCCGTGCCCGCAGTCCCGATGGCGGCGAGCGCCTTTGTCGATGCCGAGACGATGCCGGACGCGAAGCCGCCGACCGCGCCTGCAGCCCTCTTCATGGTGGACTCGGCAGAACTGGCCGCCGACTGCGCCGCCTTCGTCGCCTGATTTACGGCCTTGTCGCCGTTGACCTCTAGGTCTACCTCGATAGTGCCGTCCGCCATTCAGTCACCTCCTCTATAGGTGGAGGCGACCGAACGCCTCCTTCTGGACTTCGATTGCCCTCGCGTCCTCCGGCGTCCTGAGTGCCGGGAGCGAGTAGGCCCTCTTCATTCTAGACCAGTACTGATGCTCGGCGTCCTTCTCCCGGCTGGGCTTGGTGTAGCCACGGTACTGCATGACCTTACCCAATGCCGTTCCGTCGGGAAGGTTGTCCAACAGGGCCCTGAACCGCCACCAGTGCATGTGGCAGTCGGTGAGGTCGATGCCGTAGCACTGCTGGAAAGCGGCCACGATGCGGCCTCCGTCCTCGATGTAGTCGAATACCCTCGGGCCGTTCGATGACAGGCCGTGCGGCGTCTCCGTCTTGCAGGCCGCGAACTCCGCCGCCGCCTCGACCCACCCATCATCGTCGGGCACGTCGCCGGTGAAGATGTATGACCCGGCCTTGCGCGCGGTCTGCGCGTCTACCGCCCAACGGATCCAAACGTGGAAGTCAGTGTCTATGGGAAAGAAAAGCCCGCCGACCTCTAAGCCAACGGGCAGTCCCTCGTCTCTGAGGTCGATCATCATTTCGCCTTGTCGCTCAGGTCTACGACCTTGCCGATTTTGTCGAGTGGCACCCTGTTGAGCGTGCGGGCGGTGCTGTTGATCTGGTCGTCGAAGATTACGGCCTGATATGCACGGGTCGCGCGGCTGAAGCACAGCGCGAGCGCGGTCACGTCGCAGTCGTCGTAACCTGTGCAGTCGAATGCCTTGTGTGCCGAGTCCTCGCCCATGAGCTTCACCATCATGTCGTACTGGGCGCGGAACACCTCATCGGGCGTCTGGCCCTGCGCAACCGCGTCAATCTCGGCACTGAGCGCAGGCGTGAGCTTCGGCAGCGTGTGGACTACGTTCAAGTTGTCGGTGAATGTGATTTTCATTTTCGGCTCCTCGTCTCGATAAAAGAAAAGCGGGGCAAGGCTTTTGACCTAACCCCGCACGGCCCTATTTTACCGCCTTCGTGCGCTTCTTGACCGGAGAATCTTCCACCTGAGCTGATACCTCGGCGGCTCTAGCTAGTTTTTTTTTGTCACCTTGATGGTATCGGTGCCGAGTCCGGTCACGCTGACGTCAACCGGGTCGCCGTTGAAGTCGAGGTGGAAGGACAACGTGCCGTCCACGGTGTTCAGCGTGTCGATGGTGATGAGCGTCTCGACCCAGACCTGACCCTCGGTCGTCCCGGTACCGGATGCGGGGACCTCTGCGACGAGGCACGGGAAGGTGGTCTCTCCGCCGACCGGCATCCTGTGGCGCAGGTCGTTGACGAACTTGTACATCGGGTTGTCCTCGTACAGGGCAATCTCCTGATCCATTCCGGGCTGATAGCCGGTGTGGACGGTGTAATCGTTCTTATAGCAGATGTAGGACGCCGTGTCGGTCTGCGCGTTGTACTCCATCTCAAACGTGGTCGAAAGGTCGATGGGGACCCACTTCGCGCCGGTATCCGTACCGGTGCCCGTCCACACGCCCGCCGTGTCGATGAGCGGGACGATGAGATTGCGTGTGATCTTGTTCGCTGGCATTGTCTAACCTCTCTCTAGGTACCTAATCGAAGCCGCAACCGAGTAGCGCGCCGTGCCCTGGTCGACCTGCACGAGCTCCGACATGTTCTGTTGCGGCTCTATTGCCATAATTGTACAGTCTCCGCCGAAGTCCGGGACGTTGTGCGGGTACTGCTCGCTGACCCATTCGAGCCAGCCGTTCACCGCGTCCAAGGCCTCGTCGTTGATGTCGTCTCCATCGTCGCTCCACGGTAGGACATACTGCAATGAGAATAGCAGATCGCGCACCTCGGAGCCGTCGATGTACGTAACGACCGACTTATCCTGCGTGTTGAAGAAGATGGCCGAGTCGCCCATGTCGTTCACGATGGCGTTGGTCTTCAGCACCTTTATCGCCGGGCACGTGAGCGCCCACGCCTTGACCTCTTTGGCCTTCGTCCTCATCGTAACGCCGCCTTCCCAGCCGCCGCGATCTGCGCGACATGCCTCTTCATGCCCTCATCCCAGTGCGCCATGGTGCCCGGGGTCACGAAGTGCAGACCCTTGCCGTAGAACACCCTCCGCGCATACGGCAGCGGCCCCCAGGTGACCTTGAACGGCGTGGCCTTGCCCGTCCCTCGGAGGTCGCCGGTCTTCATCGGGACGTACTGATGGGCCACCGCCAAGGCTTTGGTAGCCATGGCCTGACCCATCGCCCGGTTGTGCGATATTGAGCTCACCTTGCCCGGAACCCCGCTCAAATTGACCTTCGTCATGATGTCACCTCAACCACGGAGCCGTAGGGATGCAACGCGGCCCCGAACCCGTCGCGCCTGTCCTTCACGCTCTTGATCTCGAAGGCGCGCCCCTCGTTCTGCGCCATGAGCAGCGCCTTCTTGGTAGGCGGGATTATCCCGTCGGAGATGAAGTCGCCCACGCTCGGAACGGTGCCCGTATACTGCTCCGCTATCTGGCAGCGCCAAGCCTGGGCCTTCGACACGGCAGGCCCTTCCCCCTTCGAGCCGTCGCGGACGAGCACGGCCCTCTCGATGGTCTCCGGACTGTATCCGTTCGCCTTCACGTACAGGTAGGCCTTTTTCTCGAATGGAACCGTCACCATGTGCCACCGACCCTAGATATTAGGTCGATGGGCAGGAAGGCGCGGATGTCGTCCATCGCCCGGGTCTCGGCCACGGTATATGATCCGGCCGCCCCGTCCCTGAAGCTCATCGACGTTATGCCGTTGTCGAAGCTCGCCAACCCGCCGTTGTCCGCCTGCTGGCCCTTGGCCCTCTCGATGGACGGCTGGCGCTCGACCAGCAGCATCTGGGCGTCCTCGATGGCGGCCCCGAACATGTCCTCCAGAAACTGCCATTCCGGGAGCTGTCGCCGGTGGCACGTGACCTCATCGAACAGGGGCATGACGGAGCCGAGTGCGCTCTGGAACTGCGTCTCGGTCATCGTTCCGCCCCTGCTGAGGTATCCCGTGTAATCAAGCATTACTGCTCCTCCAAGGTATCGATGCCGGAAGTCTCATCGCCGGTCCCGACCTCATGCCAAGTCGCCTTGTCGATGTCCGGCGCGTTTGTCTGCTCGGCTGTCGTGTCGCGCATGGCTCGGTAGAGCTTGCCGATGTGGTTCACGCAATCACCGCAGAGGTACGAATCGCCGACCGTCCAGTCCTTATAGTATGCCGCCACGGAAAGCGCCTGCTCATCCGGTAGCAGGGCTGTCTGTATGAGCGCCTGCAAGGCCGTGGTCTTGGCTGCGGCCTGCGCGTCCTCCATCTGTCGCAAGAGGATGTCCACGTTGTGTTCTAACTTCATATCGCCCTCCAAAGGCCCGCATGGTACGTCTCCATTTTATGCGCTCGGATAGTCGGAGGGGCGCAAGGCCCCTCCTAGATTGACAAGATTACGCGATTGACAGGACGGGAAGGCATGAAATGCCGAACGCCGCGCCGATGCTGGAGACGTTGCCCCTGATGCCGACAATGCCCTCGTCGGCCGAGTACGTGAGCTTACGATAGGCAGAACGTGTAAACACGCCGCGAACGACTTTGTTGGGATCTCGCGCGATGAGCCATGCGTACGTCTGCCCGCCTGCAATGACGTCGGGATGGTTGTTCGCAGCGGCCACGGCCTTCCAGTAATCGAACGCCACGCCCTCAGCCTTGAAGCCATTAGCGCTCTGTCTGAGGTACGAGTCGAAGTAGTGCTCGATGGAGCTCGGCAGGCGCACCATGTCCACCGTCTCGACTGGTGCAGCCCCGTCGGTCTGATGAGACTCGGTCTTCACCTTCACCGATGCCATGCCGTCGCGGATGCTCTGCTCCAGTCCCGCCAAGAAGCCCGGCTTGCCAGCCATGGGATGCTTGCGGGTGAATCGCGTGCGGCGAGAGTCCCAATCGGTCGAGTCCGAGTTGAGCCAAGCACGCATCGCGGAGTCCTTCCAGAAGCTGGAACCCTCGCAGCCTCGCGCCCACGTGTTGAAGTCTCCCGTTGCAAGCTCCGAGATTGTACCGATCGACGTGCCGGTGCCGCCCGCTGCGACCGTGACGGTCTGGAGAAGCGCCCCGTCGTAAGGCGCATAAATATCAATCTTCGTGATGCCGGACGAAGCGCTCGCGTTCCAAAGCCACTGGGAATCTGCCGGAACGTCCTCGGCCAGCGTGAACGTATACGGGAATTGGCCCTTGGTACCGAAGGCACCCGTTCCCCATATCTCGCTCACCGATACCGTGAACGTGTACTGGCCCGCGCTCATCAGCTCGGGATTGTTGTAGAAGGCCTGCCTCGTATCGAACGGGAACGAGATTGGTAGCGCGTCGATGAACTGCAAGTCCATGCAGTTACCGGTGCGACCGTCCCCGAGCTCCTTGAGCGGGTGCGCGTCGTCCGCGCCCGTGTAATGATGGGCCACCGCCATGCGCATTGGGTAGATGGTGCCCTCCCATGTCCAGCCCGCCGTGATGAGGTCTCCGGGATACAGCACCTTCGGAGCGTCGCCAGTTCTCACCAACGCGCGCATCTGGGCACCGGAAAGCCCAGTGGCTGCAAGCTCGACGGCTTTTGCAGCCGCGTTCGCTGTATCTGCCGCGTCGTTGGCGTTCTTGGCGGCTTTGTCAGCCTTTGCTGCCGCCTCGGTCG